TAAGCCTGACTCAGTTTATTTAATCTATCGGTTTGCTAACCTCTGCAACCATTCGTTTTTAAGTTCTTCGAGGGTTTGATTTTGATATCCAATAAATCCATTTCTTAAAATATCGGCTATAAAAATTGGTTCAAAGTCATCATGTAAATCATCTTTGATTAGCCTCTCAATCAATTGATCTTTGTTCAATACATTTAAATAGATCTCCTCATCAATGTATTTTTTAAATAAATCAACAACAACTTCATCACTAAAAAAGTGGCTTGCAAGATCGCCATTTGGGACGCTCAATTCTTTTTGAATGTGAGCGACTGCAAGATTTAACGCCTCTTCAGCCAGTTTGTTTATAGAATCATCTTCAAGCATTTTTAAGCTCCTTTATAGTTAATAAAACATCGTCCCATAAATCCGTTGAAATAACCAGTTCACCATTTAGATCTGAGTCGGGGTTCATGTTGGTGAGAACATGAAAGCGTTGAATGCCTTTCCAATCCCTTAACTCAGGGTTTTTGTATTCAATATAGACTTGAATAAATGGCTCATCTTCTCCATCTATTTGTTTTGTCGTTGGGTTGAAATAACCCATGATTGAGGGACAAGAGTCGTTGTGCCAAGAACAATCAAAAAACCCCTCAATTGTTGGTAGTTCATCGTCATAATTTGGGAATTCATTTTTAAATCGTTTCATAATGATTCACTCACTTTCGAAGCATCAAAACAAAACACATATCCATTCTCAACACCTCCGAAGCGCATATTGTTCAAGTCCCATTCGAGCTTGTGCTTTTCTATGAGTGCTTGTACTGCTCTGTAGTGTGGCATCTCGTGACTGCCTGAATAATCATAGGAAATAGTCACCGACCAAGGGCGACCACAAGCCCATGCCTTAACTCTCGCCCCCTTGGTGTTGGTGGGCGATAAAAATTTAGTTTGTATTGCGATCATGGTTATTCTCCTTGTGATAAAAGTTTTTCAATTTGCTTGAATTGGTCGGGTGAAATATTGAGCCAGTTTGTCTCCCCTCTTTTTGAGTGAACCTTGAGCTTGATTTGCCCATTGAGATGCTCAGCTTGGCTCTCATCATTAAGGGGAAAGGGGGCTACTTTGAAAAATTGGGTTTCGATGTAGGTCATTTTTAAGCTCCGTTGTATGAATATTTGATCTGTTCGTCTTCGGTCATAAACCTCATAAAATACTCTTTGAAACCCTCTAGGATTTTCTTTTTGTTTTTGTTGTCTGAGACAATGTAAAGCTCGCCAAGATAGTGGGCAAAACTAGAAGAGTCTTTAGACATTCTTTGAGCCAAGCTCTCAAAATCAATTTGATAAAATGGTGAGGTATACATTTTTAAATTCCTTTAATTAAATCGTGCTGTATTTATACAACACTTTATTTTTGTTCAAAATATTGGCGAATGGTAATCACTTCACCCATTAAATCCGAAACCTCGCATTCACCAAAAAATGGCTCTTCTTTAACAACGTCAAAGTGTGAGTGGTAAATTAAATTAGAGTTATACCAATTTTCAAACTGTTCACATTCTTTGTTTTCTAGCCCTGAGAAATCAAGATTAATCAAAGCGGACAAATAGTAAGTGCATATCGTGTGTTCTATGTAATCAAATTCCATCTTATTTCCTATCGTAAACAAGCACAAAACAGCCAAGCAAAAAGACTAAATAGAATGGGAGGCTCAAGAGCATCATTCCAGATAGAAAAACGAATAAGCCAGTAAGGGCGCATAGAAGGCTCGCCCACATAATGAAAAAATCTAGTAGTGTCATTTTTTAGTTCCTAGTAATAGTTTGTTCTTGAATTTCAAAGCCCATTTTTTTAATGATGCTTTCCATCTCTGTGGTAATCGTCTTTGTTTTTGCCAGTTGACAAAATAATTTGGCTTGTGGGCAAATAGGATACAAAACATATCTACCATAATTTTTGTCAATTTTTACTTGAATAATCATTTCTAAGCTCCTTGGTTGGTTGGGTAAAACAATCTAGTAAACCCTTGGGGGCTTACTGCATGGTTTTAGGCTTTTTGGAATAACTTGGCTAAAGTCGTTTGCTTTCTATACTTTCCCTCTTCATGCCATTTGATAATGATTTCCTCGCATTCTGAGAAGTCGCTATATATAGCATCCATAGACTCTATGCACTCTTCCAAAGCATAATCAAAGCCTTCGCCCTCGCCATATCCAATTTCTGATCCATAATAAATTGCAGTTACTTGATACATGATGAAATCCTTTGTTGTGTGGATTAAAACAATTCCCAAAGCCTTTTCAGGCTTAAGGCATGGCTTTGCTTAAGAGTAGAATTTTTTCCACAAAGGCATACAGTATTGAATAAAATATTTAAGATTTTCAGGGTCACAAGCTCTCAAATAATTTTGAATTTCAATTGATTCATAATTGACAGTAATAGTCTTAAAATTTTCATTTTTATTTGAAGTCACAAAATCAATGGCTTTTCTTGCTTGGGTTTGTGTTGCTCCTCTAAGTACTAGCGTTCTAATTGCTGAAGCTTTAGAGAGACAAAAAGCCAGTTCGTTTTTGCCTCTATATGCACCATGACCGATTTTAAAAATAAACATTTGTTAGTTCCTTTATTAAAGTATTGCAGAGAGTTGCAACAGGAGTCACATTATCACACTTATCTACAATAATCCAACTATTTTGCATATGAAAACCCTAGGAGAAATAAGGATTCATTCAGCCTGGTAAATTGCAGCATAAGTATTACATCGTAAAAAGTTCATCCTAATTTTAAAATTAGGATCAAAATTGAAGCTTGCGGTTTAACCATTTGTTCCCCTATAATTCGGGCATAAACCGAGCGAAGGCGAGTAGTAATATTATGAAGATGTCTAAAGAACAGATAAGAGAATCACTAGAACAGATCCCAATAGAATCCTTGTTTAATAAAGACCTTGCTAAGGAGTTAACACCAAAGCAGAGAAAATTTGCCAGAGAGGTAGGCAAAGGAGAGGTAAGCAAGGCGGAAGCATATAGAAGAACGTATAACACCAAGGCAAACCCCAAGGTTGTGGGAAACAATGCAAGTAAGCTTAGCCTTCAAAGTGGAATCAAAATGGAAATAGAGAGAGTTAAGATGGCGATAGAGGCTATGGAATATCGTTCTCCTAGTCACCTCAAGGCTCTTGTGGTTGATTCCCTTACCAAAGTCCTACTAGATGAAGACGCTAAACACTCCGATAAGATCAATGCAAGCAAAGTAATTGGGACGATTTCGGGTGTGGATATGTTCAAGGATATCAAAGAGGTGAACCATGTCATTAATAGCAAGCTCGCAAAGGATAACGTATTGAATGAGATCAAGAGGTTGATTAAGGGTAGCGACTCTAGCATCGTTGATGTGGAGGCGAGGTCACTCCTTGACGAATTGTCAGGCTCAGCGACCCACCTGGGTGCAGCCCCCTCGAGTGAGCAGTCGGAACCCCTGCCTGATGTGCATACTATTCCACTCAAATCCCCTGACGTTTTACTCAAACAATCCGAACCTCTTCTAGACACATCGGATAAACCGCTATCCTAATTTTAAAATTAGGATGGCCCCACCCCCTTGTAAATTAAGTAAGTGTTTTAAAGTTAGGGTAAACCCACTATCCTAATTTTAAAATTAGGATGGAGGCCCCCGGGGGGGGTATATTTTTTTGAGAACAAGATGACACCTGTACAGAGTGAGGTTTACGATATTATTTCAGAGTACTGGAAGAGGTATGGGTGCAGTCCGAGCTATAGGGATATAGCGCAGATTAGGAATAAGAGTGGGCTTGGGAACATTAAGAAGATTGTGGATCGGCTGGAGAAGCTAGGCGCTATCAAGAGATTGAAGGGGAAAAGGTCTGTGAGGCCCGTACATATTAGGTTTAAGAATTTATGAAGTTAGAAGAATTGTTGGATGGACTAGAGCCTGAACAGTATGCTGAGTTGATGGAGAAGGTGAGTGTGTTTCGTGGGGCTGTAGAAAGGGAGCGTGCTCAGGGGAGTTTTATGGAGTATATAAAGATGATGTGGCCTGGGTTTGTGTCGGGTAGGCATCATTCTTTGATGGCGAAGAAGTTTGAGGATATAGCTGAGGGTAAGGGAAAGAGGTTGATTATCAATATGGCTCCTAGGCATACGAAGTCAGAGTTTGCCTCGTACCTATTGCCCAGTTGGTTTTTGGGTAAGTTTCCTAGTAAGAAGGTTATACAGTGTTCCAATACTGCTGAACTAGCTGTCGGGTTTGGACGGAAGGTTAGGAATCTTGTGGGGAGTGAACAATATAAGACGGTGTTTCCTAATGTGGCGTTGAGGCAGGATAGTAAGGCGGCGGGTAGGTGGAGTACGAATGGAAATGGGGAGTATTTTGCTATTGGTGTTGGGGGTACTGTTACTGGTAAGGGAGCTGATTTACTCATAATAGACGATCCGCATTCTGAGCAGGAAGCTGCTTTGGGGGATCCTAGTGTCTTTGACCGGGTGTATGAGTGGTATACCTCTGGGCCGCGGCAGCGTTTACAGCCTGGTGGATCGATTGTGATTGTGATGACTCGGTGGAGTGAGAGGGATTTGACGGGTAGGATATTAAAGGATGCGTTAAGTCGGGATAAGGGGGAGGAGTGGGAGGTCATTGAGTTGCCTGCCATTATGCCGAGTGGGAATCCTTTATGGCCAGAGTTTTGGAGTTTGAAGGAGCTGACTGCGCTGAAGGAGGAGTTACCTGCGGCAAAGTGGAATGCTCAGTACCAGCAGAATCCGACTGGCGAAGAAGGAGCTTTGGTAAAAAGGGAGTGGTGGAAGGTATGGGAAGATGAGAAGCCTCCTCCTTGTGAGTTCATTATTCAGAGTTGGGATACGGCGTTTACGAAGAATGAGAGGAGTGACTATTCTGCGTGTACGACTTGGGGGGTGTTTTATTTAAACGAAGACCAGAAGGATACGAATATTATTTTGTTGGATTCTTTTAAGAAGAGGATGGAGTTTCCTGAGTTAAAGGAATCGGCGCAGAGGTTATATAAGGAGTGGGAACCTGATTCTTGTGTAATTGAGGCGAAAGCCGCGGGCAGTCCATTGATATTTGAGTTGAGGGCGATGGGAATTGTGGTGACGGAATATACACCTAGTCGGGGGAACGATAAGTTTGTGCGTTTAAATAGCGTGACGGATTTGTTCAAGTCGGGTAAAGTATGGTGTCCAGATACCAGATGGGCGCAGGAGGTGGTTGAGGAGATGGCCGCTTTTCCAAATGCCGAGCACGATGACTTGGTGGATAGCTCTGTGCAGGCTTTGATAAGATTTAGGCAGGGGGGATTCTTGAGGTTATCGTCTGATGAAGAGGATGAGCCTATGGGATTTCGTAAGAAACATATTTACTATTGAGAGATAAATTATGGCAACAAGTAATTTTGATAAATCTATATACCAAGCGCCCAAAGGGTTGGAATCTTTAACTGGCCCAGATATTGAGATTGAGATAGAAGATCCTGAATCTGTAAAGGTTGGGATGGATGGGTTGGAGATTGAGATTGAGCCTAATGAGACGGACGATGAGTTTAGTGATAATTTGGCTGAGTATATAGAAGATGGGTTATTAGAGACTATTGGTACTGATCTAATAGAAGAGGTCGATGCGGACATAAATTCCAGAAAAGACTGGGTAGATATGTTTGTGAAGGGCTTGGAAGTTTTGGGGATGAAGTATGAGGAGAGGACTGAGCCGTGGAATGGGGCTTGTGGTGTGTACTCTACTATATTGACTGAAGCGGCGGTAAGGTTTCAGAGTGAGACGATCATTGAGACATTTCCTGCGGCTGGGCCAGTAAAGACTCAGATTGTTGGAGCGATTACGAGGTTGAAGGAGGATGCGGCTGAGAGGGTTCGTGAGGACATGAACTTACAGTTGACTGACTTTATGCCTGAGTATCGGCCTGAGCATGAGAGGATGTTGTTTAATTTAGGCTTGGCTGGAGCTGCCTTTAAGAAAGTTTACTACGATCCTAGTTTGGGAAGACAGACCAGTATCTTTGTGCCTGCTGAGGATGTGATTATTCCTTATGGCTCTAGTGGAGCTAGGACTGCTGAGCGTGTCACTCATGTAATGAGGAAGACAAAGAACGATATTAGAAAGTTACAGGTTGCTGGCTTCTATCGAGAGATAGATTTGGGTGAGCCCGTACAGAATCATACTGACGTTGAAAAGAAAAAGGCTGAAGAGCAAGGTTACTCTATAACTGACGATGATCGTTATCAGTTACTGGAATTGCAAGTTGACTTTGATTTGCCTGGGTATGAGGATGAGGATGGGATTGCTCTGCCTTATATTATTACCATAGATCGAGGGACAAACAAGGTATTGTCTATATATAGGAACTGGGAAGAGGACGATGAGAAGAAACTTAAGAGACAGCATTTTGTTCAGTATGATTATGTCCCTGGCTTTGGTGCTTACGGCTTTGGGTTTATCCATCTTATTGGTGGATATGCTCGTGCGGGAACGTCACTTATTCGACAACTTGTTGACGCTGGGACATTAAGTAATTTACCTGGTGGCTTGAAGTCTAGGGGACTTCGTGTAAAGGGAGACGATACACCGATTGCTCCCGGTGAGTTCAGGGATGTCGATGTACCGAGTGGATCTATCAAAGACAACATCATGGCTCTTCCTTATAAGGAGCCGAGTGGAGTTTTAGCTACTTTACTAGATAAGATTACTGAAGAGGGTAGGCGCTTAGGTTCAGTTGCCGATATGAATATTAGCGACATGAGTGGAAATGCTCCTGTAGGAACGACTCTGGCTTTGTTGGAAAGACAATTAAAGACCATGAGTGCGGTTCAAGCTCGTATTCATTACTCCATGAAACAAGAGTTCAAACTCTTAAAAGCTATTATTAGAGATCACGCTCCTACTGAGTATGAGTATGATCCAGCTGGAGGAGACAGAAGGGCTAAGCAAGCAGACTATGACATGGTTGAAGTCATTCCTGTTAGTGATCCTAACTCCGCTACGATGGCTCAGAGGATTATGCAGTACCAGGCGGTCATTCAATTGGCTCAAGGTGCTCCACAAATCTACAATTTACCCCTGTTACACCGTCAAATGATTGAGGTTTTAGGAATAAAGAACGCTGATAAGCTAGTTCCTAGTGACGATGATGAGCATCCCAAGGATCCTATTAGTGAAAACATGGGATTTTTGAAGGGCGTACCGACAAAAGCGTACATTTATCAAGATCAAGATGCCCATATAGCGGTGCATACCACGTTTTTGAAGGATCCAATGATCGCGGCGCAGATAGGACAGAACCCTATGGCCCAACAAATCATGTCTGCCGTGCAAGCGCACATAGCAGATCACCTTGGATACCTGTATAGAAACAAAATTGAGGAACAAATGGGTGTTCCATTGCCTCCACCAGACAAAGAATTGCCTGAAGATGTGGAAGTTCAGCTCTCCAAGCTTGTGGCACAGGCATCTACTCAACTTTTACAGCTCAATATGGCTAATGCACAGCAACAACAGAACCAAGAGCAAGCTCAAGACCCACTTGTGCAGATGCAACAAGCTGAATTGCAGATTAAACAGGAAGATGTTAAGAGAAAAGCGCAAAAAGACCAGATGGATGCACAAATTGCTCAGCAAAGATTGGTTTTAGATGGGCAAAGGATCCAAGCTGAGAATGCTAGGGAGCAAGCTAGGCTTTTAGCGGCCAATAAAGCCAATGAACAGAAGATAAAGGCCGATGTAATTACCAAATTGACAGGACGTTGATATGGACGAAAGAATCTTTGATTTAATCAATAGCAAAATTGACGATCAAGTCGTTGATTTTTCAAATTCCTTGTGTGATGGTGTGGCAATGGACTACGCTGAGTACAAGGCATTGTGCGGAGTTATTCGGGGTCTACGAATCGCACAGTTAGAAGTAAAAGACCTCGCACGTAAAATGAAAGTAGACGTAGACGATGAGTGAATTATTGATTAGTCAAGACGGACAGACGGCAACCACGTTGCCACAAACTGCTGAGGAAAAGGCTACACAAATACCTGAGCCTCAGAGATTTCATCTCTTAACAGTTTTACCAGAAATTGATGAAGAGTATGAAAGTGGTTTGATAAAGTCTAGCCAATCTATGCATTACGAAGAAGTACTGTCGCCAGTATTATTTGTAGTAAAAATGGGGCCTGATGCTTATGCAGATAAGGTTAGATTCCCCAGCGGCCCCTCTTGTAAAGTAGGGGATTTTGTAATTGTGCGTCCCAATACTGGGACTCGGATTAAGATTCATGGCAAGGAGTTCAGGATCATCAACGATGACTCTGTTGAGGCTGTGGTTCAAGATCCTCGTGGCATTTCTCGTGCTGCTTAAGGAGCATATATGGCTGAATACGAAAAGGAACAGTACAAATTTCCTGATGAAATAAAACAGGAAAAAGAGGAAATTCAAATTGAAATTGAGGGTGAAGCCGAGATTGAGATTGTGGATGACCGCACCAGAGAGGAAAAGAAAAGCGAAAAGTTTGCTTTCCGTCCTAAAGATATTACTGAGGATGAGCTCAGTGAATATACTGATAAGGTTAAAAAGCGCATGGGTGAACTCCAAAAGGGCTACCACGATGAGCGCAGAAGAGCCGAGTCTGCTTTAAAGGAAAAGGATGAAACTCTAAGGTTGGCTAGATCAATCGTAGAGGAGAACAAGAAGTTAAAAGGTTCTTTGTCTCAAGGGCAACAAGCTTTACTAGAGCAGGCCAAGAAAGTTGTTGGAAATGAAGTTGATGCGGCAAAACGACAGTATAAGGAGGCCTACGAACTAGGTAATTCTGATGCGGTTGTGGATGCGCAGGAGGCTTTAACGGCAGCCAAAATCAAGGCTGAGCGTGTAAATAATTTTAAGCCTGCTTTACAAGAAGAAGAAAATGAGGTACAAATAGCACAGAGTGAACCTCAATACCAGCCAGTTGACCGAAAGGCGCAGGCTTGGCAACAAGATAATTCTTGGTTTGGCGCTGATGATGAGATGACAAGTTTTGCTCTTGGATACCATTCCAAGATGTTAAAGCAAGGAGTTGATCCTCAGTCGGATGAATACTACGAGAAGTTAAACGCTCGCATACGTCAGGTGTTTCCAGAGTCTTTCGATATGGAACCATCTAGGGAGCCTGAAAGGGAACCCCGTAAAACATCGAATGTAGTCGCACCTGCAACTAGAAGTACTGCACCTAAAAAGGTAGTATTAACTCAAAGGCAAGTGGATATCGCCAAAAAGCTAGGAGTTCCATTAAAACTCTATGCTGAAAAGGTAGCAGAAGAAATGAGAAGGACATAACATGACAGAAACTATAAACCGTAAGCCCCGCGAAACAGAAACTCGTGAGGTGCAAAGCTACAGACCGACCTCTTGGCAGGCCCCTGAAGTTTTGCCGTTTCCGCATGACCGTCCAGGTTGGAAGCACCGATATGTTCGCATCAGTACTTTGGGTGTAGCCGATCCCAGTAATATTTCTTCTAAACTCAGGGAAGGTTATGAGCCCTGTAAAGCGGATGAATATCCAGAATTGATGATGCACGCCACTACAGAAGGTCGCTTTAAAGGCAACATTGAAATAGGTGGTTTATTGTTATGTAGGATTCCGAGTGAGTTCATGGAGCAGCGAGCTGCTTATTTTGAAAAACAAAATCGAGCTCAAATGGAATCTGTAGATAACAATTTTATGCGAGATAGTAATCCTCGTATGCCTCTCTTTAGTGAGAGACAAAGCAAGGTAACTATTGGAAAACAGTAAAATCTTTTTATAGGAGTCCTTAAATGGCTTATCCAGTTGTCTCAGCCCCTTACGGCTTAAAACCCGTCAACTTGCTTGGCGGACAGGTGTTTTCGGGTTCTACCCGTCAATTACCTATTCAATACGGCTACGCTACTAGTATTTTCTATGGTGACATGGTTAATATTATTCGTGGTTCAATTGTTAAAAACACATCTACCACAGACTCAAGTGCTGCTGGTTTGACTGGTGTTTTCT